ACTTGCGAACCGCTTTGCTAGTTCTTCACTTTCAGGAGTACGAAACACCACAGCAATATGTTCATAACCAGGCAACATATTAAACTTCTTCTTACGGCTTTTAACTGTAGTAGAAGTTTGATCCCAAATTATATCCTTGTCCATGCCACGTGCCTTAACGACATCGTTAATCATCATATCAATGGCTTCGGGCATATATTCTTTGAATACTTCGTTATAAGTCTTTCCCATATATCGTGCATAATCTTCTACCCAGGTATCGGTAGAAATATATGCACACTTATCTGCCCACTCTTGATGAGCAACCCAAGTACTTTTACCTGAGCCTGGTACTCCAATTAATTGATAACACTTAGGCATTATTTCTCTCCTTCAAATTGCATTCCGCGCCAGTTGTTTGGCTCAGTCTTTTCGTTAGCATCATAGGTCCATCCAAGAACCTTCATCATCTTGTGCTTGACCATTAAGTTAGGCTGACGTACTGCGTGAGTATCCTCAAAGCCCATCATAACGCCAACTTCGGTCACTGCTCCACTACGACAAATTCCAGCAGTGCAATGTACAATAACATTCATGTCATTATCCTTTGCATGTTGTAGCAAACGAACAAGTTCAACTGCCTGCACATCACTAACTTTCCAATCTTCTTCCATTGAATAGTCATTGGCTTCAATGTCAAGGAACTCAAAATTGTGTCGCTCTGTGAAGTTGTGCTTGGCTTCAGGCTTCCAACCTGCTGGATCAGTAATGCTAATTAGCATACTATTCTGTCCCGGATCCTTATACCACATTCCGCTACTGATATCAGTTGCAGCACAATTCTGAATAAACATTATATCACCTATTCTTTAATTTATCAATCTCGTTTGCTGCTTCTTCTAACAGGTCAGCAATACGATCTGGTTTACCTTCAGTTACACTTTTGCGGCCTTGAATCTGTCTGCGAATCTCTGCCCGCTTACGCAAACGAAATACTAGACTTTGTTGTTCTACGGGCAAGTGACTTTCATCATTTGCCATGTGTTCCTCAAATCGGTCAAATTCCTCGTTCATATTTAATTTAGTTTTTATCATGATGTCCTTTGATTTCACCCTTCATTGCGTCTTTGATAGCATCTTCCATACTAATTGCAATCATACCAGTAGCATCTATTCCCATATCACGACAGCGAAACTTTTCCATTCCACTTTCGCCACCATGCAGGTGACCGTGAAAATGTACAGCACCGCGGTGCATCTGGTCCCATTCTGCAATAGGGTAATGAAACATCACAACTTTAGTTCCATTGTAGTTGATGTCCAAATACTTGTGTACTTCTTCAAAACACTTGCGGAATGTAGGATCAGTCAATGCTTTACGGTCATGATTACCTTCAACTAAAATTTTAGTACCGTTACAACGGTTCATGTATTCGGCTGCCTTTTGAGCAGGCAAGAATGCCACATCACCCAAAATATAAACAAGGTCTGTAGGTTCAATTAAATCGTTCCATTCCTTGACCATGGCTTCGTTCATGTAAGCAACATCATTACGAAATCTTGCCCGTGATACCGGGCAGAACTTCATAATATTTTGGTGCCCCCAATGTGTATCGGAGGTTATCCATGTTTTCATTTTATATTCCTTATATATTCTATACACCAATCATGTTCTTGCCATTTTGCGGTGAATTCTAAAATTATTCTTTTCAATAAAACTATTGTAGCAGACTTTTCATTTATTGTCAACATATGGAAATACCCGGCGCGCCGGGTATTTTAGAGAACAGATACGTACTTTTTCAGAGGTATCTGCCGTGTTACTCTATTTAGCTTACACTAAATCGTAGCGACTGGTCATCACGGCCTTAAGCATGATTGCTTCAGGCGAGAATGCGTCTGGGTCTGCACCCAATACACTAGCAGCAATCGCTGGTGAGAATCCTGATACAAGAGCGGTTCCACTCTTGTCAAACTCAACTGGAGCGTTTCCGCTAGCATTCAAGTTCCAGAAAACTACCTTAGGCAATTCGTATCCTGCTTCACTATACTTACGTGCGATCATTTCCATTGCACTGTCATCATACTTAACGCAAGCGTTAAATTGCATGTCAGAGAAAATCATCAGTGTCTCAGGCATTTCTGCTTGTGATACCTTGTTCTTAACCGCAGTGCTAAGGATTTGATTGAACGCACCATGTAGGTTTGTACTCATTTCCCAATCTGAACTGATCATTTGATCAATCTTTTGGTTGATAGAACCCTTAAGAGTCACCAACTTGGTATTGTCGCTGAAAGTCAAGAAGCAGTCCTTGAACTTACCCTTGTTCTTGTCAGCAAAGTACAATCCCAATGAAACTGCAATTTCCAAACAAGTGGTGTCACCCTTTTTGCCTGCCTTGCTAGTCATAGAGCCACTAACGTCAACTAGAGGCAATACGCTTGAGTCACCAACGTAGTTAGGCAATGCGGCCCATTGTGCTTCAATAGCACCCAATTCAGTAGCAGACCACTTGGTTGTACCGTAGTTGCCGATACGACCCTTCAGTACATCATGCGGGAAGATTGCGTTAGCATTGATCTTCACCCCTGCTTCGCCCTTAACCAACTTAGTGATGTACTCAGCATAAGTTGTACCGTGACGACCGAAAGCCTTCTTGTAACGACTATGCGCTACACTTGGAACGTGACTGTAGTTGATGTTATCCCAGTCATTTGCACACATTTGTGATTCAACAACGGTTGTCATACCAACTAAAGTCTTACGATATTGCTTTGGGCTCATACCGAAGAATTCACGAATTTCAGCCGCGATCTTGCCCTTACGTGGAGTCCACTTAGCAGCAAGACCATTCTGTTGACGCAAGTAGTCACCTAGTAATGCGTATGCAGTAGCCTTCATTTCCTTAGATTCAAAAACTAGCAAGTCATCAAACCTACCAAGTTCAGGCACCTTAGTGATAAGACGAGCAGCATCAGCTGTGTTAGTCTTTTCCAAGTGAGTCAACACCTGACGGAAGATTTCCCGTTCACCAGCACCACGCGGACATCACGTGCCCATTGAACAATACGCAATGCCAGATCGGCATTCTCAACGTAAGCTGCTGTGAATTGAGGGATAATGTTCTTACCACGACTTGCGCCGATGTTGTAGAACAGGTCAACACATGCGTTAGCTGTTGACTGACGAGCCTTCATACCATTTGTAGTACGGGCGGTTTGGTTAGCGATGGCTTCAACAAAAGTTGTCATTTTATTTTCCTTTTCAGTTTAGGGTTGATTAAAAATTAGTTGCTGTAACTAAACTTATGAATCTGTATTATATACAGAAAACGAGATTGTATCAACTATTTCGGGTAATTGATAAATAAGAGTGCGGGTCACGATGCGTCAACATCTACCCGCTCTAACAGTTGAAAAGGAACTATCAGCATGTCTATTTATAAACCTACGTGGCTCTGTGTTAAACAACATAGCGTCACTGGATTAAAATATTTTTGTAAAACTACTTGCAGTGATCATATTAAGTATCTAGGGTCGGGTAAATATTGGGCTAACCACCTCAACAAACACGGCAAACAGCACGTTGTGACTCTGTGGTCTTACAAGTTTGTTGATAAGACTGAATTATTTGACTTTGCAATTGCGTTTTCAGAACTATATGATATTGTTAATAGTGCCGAATGGGCCAACTTAGTAATAGAGGACGGGCTAATGGGCGGCGCAAGACCAAATTCATATTTTAATATTTTTAACAAACTTCCCAAAACTTCTGAAATTTGTGCAAGGATATCAAGAGGAACTAGGGGAATATCTAAAGTACGTATCAATGTTACGAATCAAAAAATTGCAAATAGTCTTATTGGTAAGAAATCCAAATTTGGATTTGGGTGCGAGGTATTTAATATACGATATAGTTCAATCATAGCTGCTTGCAAATCTTTGGCAATAACTCGTTATGAATTTACAAAACTTGTAAAGAACGGCTCAGCATCTTTGATGTTAACCTAAATTTAACAGGATCGTTTTGTACTTTTTGTTTCAAGTGAGAAATCCAAACTCACCTTTGATAGTCTTGAAGTTATCGCTGATCATCATTCCATAGTTTTATGGTGTTGCTGAACCGATCCTAAATCTTATTGTCTAAGCGTTTATTATAGCTTAGTTTCTTGTTGTTGTAAATACATTTTGGGTAAACGGGATGATTGTGTCAATTTATTTATTTTCTGGTCTGACCAATTATAACACTCAGACCCTATCAACAATTCATGTTGACTATTCACACTCGGCTTTCTGTAGTGAACACATAGATTGTCTTTCCAATCTGTCATACATTCCTTCTGCGTCTAGTTACCTAGAAGTATTGCTACTGTCCTACGACCGCTTTCTATGCAATTAAGTAAGTGGTTAAATGCTGTATTCATCCCTAAAATTATTAGCGTACTTGTTTAAGGTACTCTCGGCCAACTAGGCCCTTTTCAATTTCCATGAGTGCAATGACTGTAGGTCCTGCCTTAGTGGGTTTGTCTAATTTAGTCCTGTATCCTCGCTTGAGTTCCCTAACCCTCGCGGTTGCAATTAGAACCATTTCAAAACGATTACCAATCATGTCAACAGCCTCTTGGCTAGAATATCTTGCTCTAGATTCAATCATACTATCTCCTTTTTGATGCCATAAAAATATAAATCGGGGTGCGGCGCACCCACTACAAATTCATATTCATTAAACATACTGTCAATATCAATGTGTTTTCTAAAATCTTGTTCGGTTAAGTTTTTGTAATATTCCCAACCATTTGTAACTGTTAATGGACTATCTTGTGGGCTAGTACGAGTAGTACCGTGTTCGGCTCTACCTGTTGTAGCACAGGACATAAACACTAAACCTTTTTGTTTAGTCATTCTGTACATATTGTTAAATGTCTCTACCCAATAGGGGTTATGTTCAAAACATTCACAACTACCAACTGTATCATATGTTTCAGCTGGCTGAGTTAACTTTTGACCTTCACATATTAAATCAACATCTACTCCTGAACCTACATCAATTCCTAAATAATCACATTCAGTAAAAAATATTCTTATTGAACCGTTAATATTAAGACTACCCACTTCTAATACTTTTTTATTAGAGAATTGAGTTGGGTATTTCATTTTCAATTGTTGAATAAAATCAAATTGTTGTTGATGTGCCATATTATAAATTATTTGGAGCGGGTAATCGGGTTTGAACCGATGACCTTTTGCTTGGCAAGCAAATGTACTACCAACTGTACTATACCCGCATTATCTTGTAAATTTTTCGTTTCATTAACAACAAATAGTATTTAATACCTCTAAAAGGGAAACCATCAAGATTCATATTGAATCCTGCAATTTCTTTAGGAATATTTCTGTATGCACGATTTATTACATCTTCTGATTTTGACATACAATACTTTCCTTTATGTTTGGTACCTCGTTGGAGAATTGAACTCCCGTATCCACCGTGTAAGGATGGCGTTCTACCATTAAACTACCGAGGCTTACTATCTGTGTATTATACTGTAGTTCTTCTATTAAGTCAACTGCTTTTGGTGATCACTGCTCTGCCAATTGAGCTACTGAGATATATAACAGGATCGTTTTTTACGGTTTTGATTAGAAGTCAAATGTATAATTATTTGCTGAACCGATCCTTAACTTGGCGGAAGTGGTAGGATTTGAACCCACGGTGCCTTTCAACACGCCTGATTTCAAGTCAGGTACCTTAAACCACTCAGACACACTTCCATTATTCTTTATTCTTTACCATATAGGAACACACTCAAACGGGTTTTTTCGCCGTTCACTCAACCTCCGTTCCTGCAAGTGACGGGTAGAATGTGTTCTTATATGGTAGGCCTGCTCGGTAACGCTCCGAGTTAGTCGGATTAAAAGTCCGATACTTCACTTTAAAGTTTCAAGCCCGTATATGGTCCACGCTCTCAGACTTGAACTGAGTTCTCTCGGCTTAAGAGGCCGGACTTCACCATCAAAGTTTAGCGTGGGTTGTGCATATTAATTGTCTTTAATGTGCCAACCATTGACCATATACGGGGTCAGTAATTGACACTATAGTTTACGAGATTTTCGTTTCATATAGTACCTCTTTCATTTAAAAATATATTATACAACAATTTAGGTTTGTTGTCAACCTTTATTTGGAGTGGGTGACAGGGCTCGAACCTGCATTAAACTGATTTGCAGTCAGGTGCCTAACCATTCAGCGCACACCCACATTATTACTTTTGCTCAGTCTTTTCTCTTGCTACCTTAACATCACCTGCAAGTTGCGCTTGGATCATCATTTTCTTAAATGCATTACGTTGACCCGTATCAGTGAATTTAAACAATGCAGACATTGTTTTATTTCGTTTAGATAGATTGAAAGTTTTTCCTGGTTTCATTTTGTTTCCTTATTAAAAATACTATCTTGGCGGAGACGGTGAGATTTGAACTCACGGTGCCAATTACTTGACACGACAGGTTAGCAACCTGCTGCCTTAGACCACTCGGCCACATCTCCGAAATTCTTGGTGCCTCCAACTGGACTCGAACCAGTATCGTACCGATTATGAGTCGGCCGTCGTAACCAATTAGACCATAGAGGCAATCATTCTTGGTGCGCCAGGTGGGACTCGA